TCCTCCTCTAATTGATATGCTTCCTGCTCGCGGTTCTTCTCATTTTTCACACCCCTAATATCTTGGGTGCAGTGTATCAACTCATGAAATAAGGTTCTTATGTGATCGCTACCAGTTAAATTGTAATCAATATGTATTAAGAACTCATCCCCATTTTTCTCCTGAAAACCATATGCACCTTCTTCAGATAGATCACAATAATATACCTCAACATCAGGCAGATAGTATTTCTTAGTGAAGAAATCATATGCCTTATCAGTAACATCAGGTTCTTTACATTCACCTGAAATGTATAACATTTATTCTAACCTCCATTCTATTCTTAAGTAATCAGGATCATGATATCTTTCAAGACTATCTCTATCATCGCAGAATACAAATTCTTCTGCAAAGTATTCACAACTGATGTTGCCTAAGTCTTCACAAGCACGCAACATATCTCCTACTTGTTCATCAGTCATACCACAATTATCAATACAAAATGCAATGTCTTTCTCTAATTGTGTTTTGGTTTTCATTAGTTTGCCTCCTCAATTAGGTGTTCAATGTGTGCATTTCTTTGGTCCAATTTGTCCCACATTTTGTTATCTCGAATGATAGCAAATGCATTGAGTCCAATAACAACAACTAGACCAGACAAAATGACAGGAATGTAGCGAATACTAAGCATTTAGTTTGTGTGTTCTACTATAGGAACATTTTAGAGGTGACTAACATTAATTCCTAGTGGATTTGATGTTAGAAGGACCAACCCAGACCCTACCATCTTTGTGCCATTGTGATACTTGCTGCCTTCTAATTGCAAGCAATTCTTTATACTGTGCTTGCTGTTCTGTTGTATAAGAGAAATTTTGTTTCCTATAAGTTTCTTTTAAACTCATAAGATCTTTCACAACTTTAGATGAGTTCATTTAGTGGAATCCTCCTCAAGAATAGTATCAAGTTGGTCAATAATTGCATCCAGTTTGTTAAACAAATCTCTCCCTAATTGTTTGAGATTGTTTAACTGTTCTGGGATGGACATTGAACTGTATTCTTCATACAATTCATCAAAGGATTTGCGGTCTTTAGTTGAATGAATAGTCATAGAATTAGTAGAAGAATTGTACCAAAAGTCTTCCCAATCTTTAGGGGAATGAGTAACATCTTCAATCATGATTTTGGATAAAAGGTGCATCTTTACCATCTAAGTTTATTTGCTGTTCGTCTGCTATTACTTCAATTTGATCTATAACTTCATCATATATGGTAGAATAATCCCAATTATCATGTATACCCTTGGCAATACTTTCTACCTCATCAGAATGTAAACCAGGATAAATATCCTCTATTGATTCTTTTAGGTCAACATAGATTCTATACATTGACTAACCCTCTATCTTTAATCTCTACTTCTAATTTAGTATCAAGGTCATAACATTTCCACTCATTGTTAACAAATAAGTATGCATATTCTTCACAAGCACTTAACTCATTCTCTATGTAATCTTCAACACTTAAATCTAATCTAGGTTCTGTCTTTTCGCCTCTGTCATTATAATATAAGACATGATTATCAACCTTTTCATTATTCCAATCAGTATCAGAATCTATAGAAGATATATCTCCACCATCTAATAACTCTGCTATTTGGTCCTTAGTAGTGTAATTCTTGTGTAAGAATACACCTAACCCTGAAGGATAACCATCCCAATGATGATAAACAGAGAGGACATGTTCAGTGTCCAAAAGTAATCCAATCCTTGATCGAGTTGCCATGTAGTTTGTGTGTGTTACTATAGGGACATTTTAAAGGTGACTAACATTATTACCTGGCAAATCTTCCTTGATTCATGTTAGCATGAGTGAAAGTTGGTCTATCAACTAACTTAAACATGCCAAATTCATTGGACAAAACAAACCCTTCGCCTGCAACTTTATCACCATTTGGAAGATAACATTTAGGAGTACCATAAATGATAAAACTCTCCATAACTTCCTTCTTAATTTCTATCACTAACTGATAGAGATTAGCAAGGTAACGACAACCTAAAATATCAGTTAAATCAAGGTCAGTTATATCTTCACCCCCACGAATGAGTTTATTGATGCTCTGCTTTGCCACAGATGCCTCTGAGGGTGTTAGAAACTGTATCTTGCTAATGTTGATACTAATAGGATCATTTTTAACAAGAATTCTATCAACTGTAGGTTGTACCCATTTAACATTAGGAGAGTCAACAAAATGTTCCTCTAAAGGATATGCTTCAGCATCGCACATTTCACCCTCAATAACATATTCAGTGTGAGGTGCAATGATAATTTTGTTGCGAACTTTAGTCCCAAAGTCATACTTTAGGGTGTTAGGTTTGTAAGTAGAAGAACCACCAAACCCAATGAAATCACCCTGAAAAATACCATCTTCTCTAGGAATATATTCAAGACAAGCACACAAGATTTCAATCACATTTGCATGAGTTGTTTTA